CCAACAGATTTTGCACGAACATTCAAGAACAAATATTCAATATCAAAAGTAGAAAGTTTAGAAACATCTACTCCTTTTGTGATAATACAATCACTTAATATTTGAATAATAGCATTTGTTATTTCTTCATTATTTTCACTCTCCAATGCCATAATAAGAATCTTCTCTTCTCTTACAAGAAAAGGACGATATTTAATTTTCTTATTATTAGAGGGTAAAATCAACTCATAAGTTGGAGTATTAATCTTTGGTAATGGCATAATGTTTTCACACTTCAGTAATTTTATTTATAGGGGTAATTTTAACTATTTTAATGGCAGTATAGATTTATATACTCCACCACCCCGATTTACCGTATATCTATCATAATTAAAAGTAACTGTTACTTTCAAAAGATCTGCTGCTCCATAAGTAACAGGTAAAGATGTAATAGTTTTTGGAAAAGCATTCTTAAATGAATACGACAAAGTTCTTTGAATATTCTTTTCAAACTTAGTAATTGTCATTGTATTGACTTTATAATCATCTGGATATCTAAATCTTCTATAAAAATTTTTAGCTTGTGAATTAACCTCTGCACCACTAGAAATATATTCCATCCATCCTTCAAAAATACTTAAAGATGTATAGTCCTCATCAACATAAAAAGTAAAATCAATATCAGTATATAAACGAGTATGAGCAAACTCCTGAGGAATACCCATAAAATTATCCTTTACTTCTCCTGTTGCAAAAGCACTTGCTGGTAATGATGCCTCAGAACATAATATACCCAAATCTCTAGATAAGAAATTTTTAGCATTATCAATTCCTAATGTTAATAAGTAATCAGTTATTGTCTTATTCAAAGATGAAAAATTAACTTGATATTGATTCGATAACGACAGTTTGCCAAGTTTCTCCTTGACTTCTGACATCGTTATTCTTTGTACTATACCCTTTGCCACTCTAAATACCTTACGAGTCTTATATTATTTCTATTTAGATGGCTTATAAAGGAAAATTCAGACCAAGCATTCCTAAGAAGTATAAAGGAGATTATACCAACATAATATATCGTTCTTTATGGGAACTAAAGTTTATGAAATATTGTGATAGTAATCAAAATATTTTAGAATGGGGAAGTGAAGAATTCTTTATTCCTTATTTGTCTCCCATAGATAATCGTGCTCATAGATACTTTCCAGACTTCTATATTAAGGTACGAGAAAATAATGGACAGGTTAAAAAATATGTAATTGAAATCAAACCAAAGAAACAATGTATAGAACCAAAAGTACAAAAAATAAAAACTAAATCATACATTCGTGAGGTATGTGAGTATGCAAAGAATCAAGCAAAATGGGAAGCAGCAACAGAATATTGTAAAGATCGTAAATTAGAATTTAAAGTGTTAACAGAGAACGAACTAGGTATTAAATAATGGATAGAATCGCAGAAATATCAGATAACTTAATTGGAGTTGAAAGTCCTGATGATTTAATGTTAGAAATACTAGAAGCACTACCCGAAGCAGAAGGAGCTCCTGAAGCAGGAAACTATTATACTTTTGTATATCAACCAAAAACACCTGGTATTAGATATGATGAATTTCCTCTAGTTGCAGTCACAGATGTGTTTAATTGGGGTTTCAAAGGATTGAATTTTCATTGGGGAAATGTAAGACAATATACATGGCAAGAAATGATTGGGAACTTACATATTGTGTCTTCAAATGAGATAGAATCCTTAAGGGGAATACCTTATGGAAAAATACGTCTAAATAGTTAAAATAATTATAAAGTAAAAGATATGCCTTGGCCACTTGCAGCAGCAGCGTTATTACTTGGTGGTAGTGGTGCTGCTATGAAATACTATAAGAGTGATGCTGACGAAAAGCATGATGCAAATATTAATAATGGAGATAATAATAATGGTGATACTGTAGTAGTAACAGATGTAACTGAAAAAGATAAAACAGATATTAAAAATGAAAGTGAGTTAACAGATTTTCTTGAAAAATCTGGAAATTATAAGAAAGAAGATAAGGATGGTGGAACAGTACTTAGAAAGACAGAAAAAAATAACAGTAAATGGACTTCTTCAACATCATATAATATTAAAAAACCCTTCTATACAAGAGGTGGTATATTAAGATATCCGTTAGAAGCAATGACAGAATCAACGGACTATCTACAAATTGATATTAGAAAATATGAGCCAATTAAAGAAAGAAATGACACTTTCGCAACTATACCTGGTAATAGAAGAATTAGACGTAAATCAAATGTTCCTGGTGGATTAACTAATCATTCATTAGTTAATAAGGGAACTGTTTTATTGCAAATACCAGCAAATATTCAAGATGGTAACTCAACATCTTATGGTGAGTCTAAACTGAATACTATAGTAGGTGCTGCACTAGGTGGTGGTGTAGATTTGATGGAAGGTATGGGTGCTGCTCTTGGTGGTGAAGGAACTACCGAACAAAAGGTTACCAACGCTATCGCAGCAGGATCAGGAGCTCTTCAAGATGCTTTTAACAAATCTGGTGTTACTTCTGATGCAGCAAGATCATTAATTACTAAAAAATTAGCAACAAGTGCAGCAAGTATATTTGGGCAAAACGTATCAGTTAATCAACTATTAGCCAGAGAAAGTGGACAAGTATTTAATCCAAATATGGAGTTGTTATTCAACGGTCCTACCCTAAGAAACTTTAGGTTCTCATTTAAAATGATGCCAAGAAGTCAAGAGGAAGCAGAACAAATAAAATTAATTATTAGAAGTTTTAAAATGAATATGGCACCTAAAGTAACTACTACAACTAATGTTGGAACTTCATTATTCCTAGAAACACCTAGTGTATTTGAGCTAAGATATAAATCGGGAAGAAGAAATCATCCATTCTTGCATAAATTTAAACAATGCTTCTTAACTGATATTTCAGTTAATTATACAGCAGAAGGAGTATATGCAACATATGAAAATAAAGAACCAATTTCTATGATTATGGATTTAACATTCAAAGAACTTGAACCAGTCTATGATATTGATTATCTTGATGATAGTGGTTCTGATAGAGATAATACGGTAGGATACTAATGGCATACTTTAAAGAATTACCAAACATATTATATCAATCATTCTTAAAATCCAAAAATTCTTCTTTGGATTATGTTGAAGTAAAAAATTTATTTCGTAGAGTAAAACTAAGAGATGATTTACAAAATGTTTTCACTATGTTTGATAAGTATGAAATACCTATAGGATTTCGTCCAGAAAATGTAGCAGAAGATTACTATGGTAGTGATGAATTAGATTGGGTTGTTTTAATGACTGCCAATATAGTTCACATGAGAAATGATTGGCCTTTAGATGATCAGGAATTATATGAGTTTGCACTTAATAAGTATGGTTCTGAAGGGGGACTATCCGAAACTCATCATTATGAAACAAAAGAAATTAAAGATAGTAGAGGACATGTAATTTTACCAGAAGGTAAAGTTGTTCAATCTGATTTTAAAGTAACATACTGGAATAGTATAGATGGAGAAACAGGATCCTATGTAACTTCTTCTACTACTGATACTAGAACAGGAATTGCAAATTATGTCTATGAAACACGTTTAAATAATGAAAAAAGAAGCATTTATTTACTTAAGAGAGAATATCTACAAGATTTCTTAAATGACTTTAGAGATATAATGGTATATGGTAGATCTTCTCAATTCGTAGATGATGAATTAATAAGAACGGAAAATACTAATATTACAATGCCATAAAAAAAGGGGTTCGTTAGAACCCCTTTCTTGTGTTATTCAGCAGCGAGTTTCGCAAAATACGAAAGTGCTTCATCATCATCATCCGTGCTAGACGGAGTAGGTGTTGATGTAACAGCAGCAGTTACTAACTGTTCTGCTTCACCTCTATCATTATCTTCATCAATAGTCTCTACATCTTGAGTGACTTTCTTGTTACCAAGAACATAACTTAGACGAGTCTTAAGTTCATCATATGACTTAAACTGATCGTTAGCAACAAGTTCTGCAAGAGAGTTCTCTTTCTTCCAGAGTCCTTCTAGTGCATCATCGTCATCCAATAATGGAGTAACAGGAGTGAACTCAGAAGAGTCATAATTT